AGGTAACAAAGGTATACGTCACGAACCAAAGCGGAGGCGGAGGAGACTTCGACGGTACTGTCGATTGGGAAAACATTACGAACAAGCCGACAACGTTCCCGAGCGCCGAACACGACCACGACGATAGATACAATACGAAAGAGGACGTTCAGGACATCATTGATTTTACGCGAAATCAGATGAAAGCCGAGCAAGGCAAGATAATGACACACGCCGATGACGAGCCTGCTTATCTTGAAAGTAAAGTAGATAACATAACAGCCGTAATAGAGGGCAACGAGTTAAAAGTTAAGAGCATCGACGGCCTAATGATTGGGGTCGCAAGCATTAACTCGTGGCTAAGTGGTACTGAGGATAATATTCAAACGCAAATCGACGATATTAACGATAGCCTCATAGCTTTAACATCGGGTATGCGCTATATAGGTAAATTCGAGACTAAAACGGATTTACAAGCAGTCGCCGAAAAGGAAGGCGGAGACCTTGCCGTTGTACTCGCCGACGAAACGCGGGGCGACGGTCGTAGTATGTACGTATATCGCGACGACGTAGGCGCGTGGGACTTTATCGGAGAGTTTACGTTTTCGGACGAGTTTACGGCGTTAAAAGATACGCCGACAAGCTATGCGGGCGCTGACGGCAAAGTCGTCAAGGTAGCGGGCGAAAGGCTTGTATTTGACGACGTCGATTACGAGGATATTACGAATAAGCCGACGTCTACTATAACGCAAATTGACGACGCGGTAGCGAAGAGGCATGAACATATCAACGCGGAAGATTTAGCGAAACTTGGCGTAAACGAGAGTGGAGAGCTGACGATTAATGGCGTTGTATATGCGCCTAAATCGAGCCAACAGCCTAAACAATATTTATACGCACGACGTACCGGGTCGGAGCAGCCATTAACGGCTGGGACAACGTGTATTTTTAACAGGAAATATAGCGGCGAAGGAATCGCTTATGACGCTAATTCCGGGGTATTTATTCTTGAGGCGGGAAAGACTTATCGCATTTTTGTAACAGCGTCAATGAATACCGAGGGATACGTAATATTAAGGCTAGTATCCGCGAGTAATAACGCAGTTACAGCCGACAACAATCAAGCGATATGGATGAGCGTTAATCCGTCTAACACGAACTGGAAAGAATCATCTACGGGACCCTTACTTGCGTATGTAACACCTACTACGACGCAAGGATTTAAAATAATAGCGTCTAGCGTAAATGGTACGTCGGGACTACGCCCTAACCATTGCGCATTAGATATAACAGAAATATAAATCGTCGCAGGACGTAAAAACTGAGGAGGAATAACGTATGGATAAGGAAAATCAACCGAATATCGAAGAGCAAGAAACAAACGCGACGGACGCGTCGTTAAACACGGCGGAGCAGACAGAGCAAGACGATAAAGGAGGCGAGAACACACGTATACCCTACGAAAGATTTAAGCAAAAAGTAGACGAAGTTAACCAACTGAAAGAAAGGTTAGCGCAAATCGAGGAGGAGCAGGCGCAGGCTAAGCGTAAAGAACTCGAAGAGCAAGAACGTTATAAAGAGCTTTACGAACAAGCCTTGCAAGAGAAAGAGCAGGCTCGTAAAGAGGCGTTATCCTTGCGTAAAATAGACGGGCTTAGGCAAGCCGGATATAGCGAAGAGCAGGCGAAACTACTCGTTAAGCTCGTGGACGGCGAGGACGAGGAGTCAATCGCAGAATCAATCAAGCAGATTCAATCGACGGTTCCGGTCAAGGATAATTACGCCGACCCTAGCACGTTTAATGGGCGTGCAGCGAAGCCTAAGACGGTTGACGCGGAAGAGTTAGGAAGAAACGCGGTAAGTCGCGTATTACACAAAATTAAATTATAAGGGGAGATTGCGAATGGTTTACGGACCGATTTTCAGTAAGACGAAATTACAAGGCGGAAAGAATATTTTAGCAAGCGAGCATTTACAATTTGTAGAGGCAGGTGCTACGCTCGACCACACTAAGTTCCCTACGGGATTTAACGAGGTAGGAGCGTTAGTAGCACGTAACGAATCGACAGGTAAGTTCGAGCCGTTCTCGGCTGTAGAAGGATTCGACGACTTTGGAATCTTAAACGAAGATTTCCGCAACGATTACGGGCAGGACTTAATTGCCGGCGAGGTTATCGTACGAGGAAGCGTTTACGAGGACAAGTTGCCGCAAGAAGTGCCGGCAGAGTTTAAGGCGGCCAATCCAATGATTAGATACGTATCACATAAAAAGTAATCGGAATAAAAAGTGATAAAACATTATATAACGAAAAGGAGAATGTTTAAATGAGCGGAATTACACACATTGCTGAGCTTAAAGAGCCAGCGTTAAGAGGAATTGTTGAAGAAGTTGACAAGGCTAAATTAGAAACGCAAGAGGCGGTATTAAACTACTTGCCGGACGAGTACACATACGACCAAGAGTTCGCATATAACGTAATCTCTAAGACGTCACAAATCGGAGCAATGATTGGTATCGGTAACGAGCCGCCTATCCGAGATAAAGACGCAGTAGCGCGCCGCATGGGCGAGTTAGCTAAGTTCGGATGGAAAGACATCGTTACAGAAAACGAATTATTGAAGTTACACAATCCGCGCAACGATGGCGAATTCAAAGCGTTAGTCGATAAACTTGTGGCGAACGGAGCGACTATCGTAAGTGAACTACGCGACCGTATTAACGTTACTAAAATGCAAGCTATTGCGACGGGTAAAGTTGAGTATGACGATAATAACGTTAAAGTAAATATCGATTTCACGGAGGATATGCCAGCCGAGCATAAAATCGTATTAACAGGCGCGGACACTTGGGCTGACCCGGAGCATGACGTTATCGGCGATTTAATCGCTTGGGATCAACAGTATCAAGACACTAACGGTAAGCAGGCGGATACTATCTTTATGACGCGTCAAACACAAGCGTTATTACTTAAAAACGCGGTAATCATTAACGAGGCGGCGGGAGTTGCTAATAGCGGTCGTGGGCGAGTAAGCGTTGACGAGTTAAATAGCGTACTTGGCGGATATGGCTTACCGTCAATTACTATCGTCAAAAAGACGAAAGCTAACGTCAAAAACACGTACACAGGCGAAGTTGAAACGATTGAGTTATTCCCAGAAAACAGAGTTATTTTCGTATCTCAAGGCGTAGGCAAATTCTTACTTGGTCCGACTGTTGAAAACAATTTCCAGCCGGGAATTGTCTTACAAGCGTACGATAAACAAGAACCTATTCAGTCTATCTTACGCGCAGTAGCGATGGGCTTCCCGATTATTGAGAATCCTAACCTATTACTATACGCTGACGTAGTTGAGTAATGTCTAAAAAATACAAAGTTAAGACGAAGGCTGTCTTTAATGGACAGCCCGTCGGCTCTACTATCGAGCTAAACGAAAAGGTAGTTCGTAAGTATGAAGCGTTAAAGTATCTCGAAATCATCGAGGAAATTAATGCGAAATCTAAGCCGAAGAAATCGACGTCGAAAAAGTCAACGTCAGCGACGAAAAAGACGGAGAAGAAATCGGCTAAAAAATAACGGGAGGGGACGCTATGTCGGCGCAAGAGTTAGCGGAGATGCTTTATAGACGGTTTAAAGGCGTGCCCGGCTTTACGGAGGAAGAAGCGCAAGACCTCGTACTAGACGCTATGCGAGCGCATGACTATGCGCCGACTGACAGCGTCAAGCCGGACGAAGTTAATCTCGTATTACTCTACGCCCAATACAACGGCGCTTGGCAAATTGCTTTAAGTGTCGCGCATTACTTTAAGTTTGCCGACGGCGAGGAGCAAGTCGACAAGTCGATGGTAGCGGACAATTATCGGAGATTAGCGAAAGACTTGCAAGATGATTACGAATCGGAAAAAGGCAAGCTATTCGGCAATAATTTCCGGATAATGGCACGCTTAGACCGTCCTATGACGATGCCTGCTAGGAGGAGTAATCAATGGCGGAGATACTAACGTCACAGTCCGACCTTGACCGCATTTTCTCGAGGATGCGACGCGAATTTAATGAGTTATCGAAGAAGCAGCGCGAGTATGCAATACGCGAGATGGGGCGGGTAAGGGCGGATACCGCCGAATTGTTAGCCGAATACGCCGACAAAAAAGGAAAAATAGATAGACGCAGGCTAAGCCGATTATTACGAGATATGGACTTAATCGAGGATGAGCTACGCAAGAACGGCGAGCAGGCGCTACTCAAGATTATCGACGATACGACGGAGTGGACGACACGTAAAATAAGTGGCATACCCGGCGTTAAGTTATCGGCTAATCAATTTGACCGAATAAACCAGCATGTCGTCCGTTATGTTGTCGGAAGATTTGGCGACGATAATCTCGTGCTAAGCGACCGCATATGGGGCTTATCGGGCGAGATTAGAGACGAGTTGACGAGCGTAATCAGGACGGGCATTATTCGGGGCGATGGTATTAATGCGATGATACCGCGCATCCGGCAGGCATATAACACGGAAACGTGGAAGATTGAACGCTTGGCAAGGACGGAATCAGTTACGGCACATAGGGCGGCAACGAGCTACAACGCGCAGGCGAGTGGATTGGTTAAGTGGGTACAGTTTAATGACGGTACTTGCGGGCGTAAAGACCATCATAAGCACGCTTGCTACGCGTTGGCTAACGAGGATAGGTACGGCAAGGGACGAGGAGTTTATAAGCCTAATGATTCAGATATATGGCTTCCTCATCCTAACTGCACGTCCTATATAACCTATATCCTCGATGAAAGGTGGTTATAACGCATGTTAGACGAAGCAGACATCGAATTTATGAAGCGATCGCGCGAGGAGATTTTAACGCATAGAACGCGCCCGGTATCGTTTATTTACGAACAAATCGAATATGACTCGCTAGGCACTCCGATTGGCAAGTCGACAAAGACAGAAACCTACGAGGCAATCGTAACGGAAATATCGTCAGCAAGCGGAGCAAATCCGGAGCGTACAAGCGAAGGTGGCATCACCTTTGATGAGGGCGACATAAAGGTTGACGTAAACACCGAGCTTATCGAGCATATTGCGGACGATATTAAGCGTATGGATCATGACGGCAAGGCGTATATGATTACCGCGATGGATAAAAAAGGAATCGGCGAGCGCAATCGTTACGAGATAATCGGGCGGGAAATCTCGTGAGAATGAACGTAAGCGTAAAAGGACTTGACAAGGTTATGCGCGATTTTAGCGTAGCGGGCGTAAAGGCGCAGGGCAACGCGGATAAAGTGACTGAGACATACACGCGAAAAATGGCTAACGATAGCGCGGATATGGCACCGGTTAAGTCGGGAGATTTGCGCGCTAACCTAGCGGCAAGTCCTCGCCGACTAAAGCCGGCTGTATGGGAGTATGGCGGGACATTGCCGTATACCCGACGCCAAGAATACGAGCATAAGACGAAAAAAGGATTTATCAGAAAGGCGGTATGGAAAAACCGGAACGATTACCGCGAGGCTTTAAAGCGGGAGGTGTCGAAATTTAAATGAATTTATACGACATACTCTACTCATTGCAGAAGTTTTTAACGGAGCAGACAGGCGTAAGGACGGACATAGTTTATGACGGCTACACCTATCCGAAAGTTAAGCCGTTTATGACGATAGAAACGCTGATGGACGAGCGTATTTACCGCGTTAAAAAGCGCGAAGCCGTGCAATCCATCGAGCATATACAATTAAGCTATCACGCAGAGCATTTTGCGAACAGGACGCGAATGGCAGACGAAATAAGCGATTTATTGACGTTTAATAAAATACCATATTATAAAGAGGATGGGAGCAATAGTCCTATCGGCTTTTTTGACGTGGAGGTAACGGCGGTAATACCGATGCCTGCCGAAGATAAATCGAGGGAATCGGAAAAGCACCGCGTGCATTTTGACTTAGAGATCGAACGAATAAAAAGGAGAGGGTAAGAGATGGCAGTAGCAGACGGGTATAAATATAAAGGCGAGGACGTGCTTTATTTAGTCGACTTAGGCGACGGCTTAATTAGACCGTTTGACCAGACGGGCGGAAGTACGTCAATATCGTCCGACGATTTAGAGGTGTCGACAAAAGACCGTACCGGAGTGGATTACGGGGATATTACGGAGGAGCGCTCGTTTGAAGGCGACCTTGTGCATGGTGACCCCTTTATTAAGGGCGTTAAGCAGGCGATTAGGAATAAGCGTTTTATCGAGATTTACGAGGTTAACTTAGTTACTAACGAAGCAGAAAAAGGGATACACAAAATTAGTTCGTTTGAATTAAGTTACGATCATGGCGACTTTGCGACATACTCGCTCGACGCCGCACTGTTTGGCGACATAGAGGAGATTGAATTAACAGAGATTCCAGAAGGCGCGCCACCGTTAGAATTAGGCGGAAATGACGAGGGCGGTTCAGGCGGAGTAGAAGGATAGTCGCGGGCGGGCGCAGGCTCGCCTTTTTAATATCGTCGGAGGACGTAAATCTACAATATCGACGACGGTCGTTAAACGGGAGGATGTAATTATGGCAACTTTTATTATTGACGGTAAAGAGTACGAGTTAAAAATTACTTTTGAGGCGGTTAAGCGTTTAAATAAAGCTTTTGAGGGCGGTAGTTATGAGCTAATCGGTAAAGCGATTGCAGGCGATTTTGAGGCGTTTCCGATTATCGTACATGCGGCTTTACTGCATACGGGCGAAAACTTTACGCAAGCAGACGTCAACAAAGCTATTGAAGAATTATTCGCGCAAGAAGCAATTACATTTGACGACATACAGCGGATTGCTAACGAAGTGGTGACGGAAAGTTTTTTCTACAAGCCGACCGTCCAGAAGCTGATGAAACAGAATCCGGAGATGAAGAAAGCGTACGAACAGTTAATGGCGTAGAGCTTGACGTTGTTGAGACGGCAATATTCGACGGCTGGCGTCATCTCGGCTTAGACTCGACGCAAGTCTTATCGAAAACGCCGCGCGAGTTTGCGCTGATGATGGCGGCGCAGGTAGAGCGTAAATACGACGAGTACGAGCGTATGGCGTCGCAAGCAATGATGATGAGGGCGGCATATCACAAGGAAAAACTGCGACAAACAGACTTATTTAAGCGACCTACGGGCGAGATAAAGACGGACAAGACGGCGGAGGACATCGAAGAAAGACAGCGCGCGATTATCGAGCGTTTAAGTAAGTTCGAACAATTCGTGGGCAAGTTTGGCGGAGAGGAGGGAACGGATGGCTAACGATATACTAGTCAAGGTAGGCGCGGACATCACCGATTTTAGTCGCAAAATGGCTGAATCTAACAAGGCGCTAAGCAATTTCGGCAAGGCAAACGCTGAGACATTTGACGCATTCAAAAAGACGGGCGCCGTCGTTACAGGTGCAGGGGTAGCGCTCGCGGGCGGACTCGGTATCGCCGTAAAAACAGCGGCTAATTTTGAAGAGGCGATGAGTAACGTAAAAGCTATATCGGGCGCTACGGGCGTCGAGTTTGATAGCTTGCGAGATAAGGCAATGGAGATGGGCGCTAAGACGGCTTTTAGTGCGTCAGAGTCGGCGGATGCGATGGCTAACCTAGCGCAGATGGGTTGGAAAACTGACGATATTTTAGCCGGAATTGAGCATACGTTAAACCTTGCGGCAGCGGGCAACCTCGATCTTGCGGATGCGGCGATGATTGCGGCTAATACGATAAATCAGTTCGGACTAGAAGCCGAAGACGCCGAGCGGGTAGCAGACGTCATGGCGGCAACAGCTTCAAGCGCCGGTACGGACGTAGAGGAAATGGCGCATGCGCTACAATACGCCGGAGCAAACGCTTACGCTGCCGGTATGGACATCGAACAAACAGCGGCTTTTATCGGAGTGCTAGGAGATGCGGGAATATCCGGGTCTAAAGCAGGTACGGCGCTTAACGCTATGCTGCGTGACTTGAAGAAAAACGCGGAGGATGGCGCATTAGCCGTAGGGGAGCAAACTGTCGCGCTGTACGATGCCAACGGAGAGATGCGTCCGATGCCAGATGTCATATCGGAAATTATTAGGGCTACGGAAAAGATGTCTGACGAACAGAGGGACGCAGCATTATCCGCGCTGTTTG